TCCCGCACCATACAGGCCAGATCTGCGGCTCTTTGACAGGCTTGTTCCCGTTCCAAATTTGCCACATTCTCCTGCCAGTAGCGTACACCGCCGCCCTCTGTGATCCTGCAGAGAGGGTGTCCATCCCACTCCACGGGAAGTAGACCGTCCTGCACAGCTTGGGTGGTAAATCCCTCTCGCTGGAGTACTCGGCGAAGCTCCTGAAAAAATACTTCTTGATTCATTTTGATTACCTCCTTGGGCTTAGCGCCCTTTTTGAATTTTGATTGAAATGAAAAAAGGCGCCAATCTGATGGTCGGTCACGACCAACAAATTGACGCCTAGAACTTTGTATATTCTGTTTTGGAAAAGATAGCGCCCTTTTTGAATAAGCCGGTTTCAAAAAGGGCGCCAAGTGGGGATGTCTATGCAAATCTCAGGGGAGAAGGGGGTTCGAATCCCTTCGGTTACTGAGAAACAGCAGTTTACATCTATGGAATTTTCGGTGAAATTTTGAGGAGAAAAAGCCCGGAAACAGTTGATGCCGTAGGCTTTTGGCCTACGGCATCTATACTGTTTTGATTTTATGGTACGCCCGAAGGGACTCGAACCCCCAACATTCAGAACCGGAAGCAGTACCCCGTTGTGGCTTTAATACGTTGTGGTGCAATGGATTGAGACTATCCGGTTTCTGATTTGCAACCACCTTTGCAACCATAGTCCAGTTTTGCGATGTTTGCATGGAGTGTGGCGCTGTCCCGGTGGGTGTAGATGTTGGCGGTGGTCTGGATGTCTGCGTGACCCATCAGCTCCTTGGCCACGTTGAGCGGAACCCCGGCCCTCTGGAGGTCAGAGCAAAAGGTATGCCGCAGGCAGTAGGGGGTGAGGTCAGGAGCCACCACGCTGCGGATGATCTGATTGCGGTAGACCCCCGCCCCCATGGCAATGTCCAGATCCCGCTTGAAGCCTGTCCATAGTCGGCGCAAGCTGTTCTCGTTCTGCGGGTTCCCGGCCTGAGTCGGAAAGACGGGGGAGAAGGGCTTGCCCCTGGCGGCCAGGAGGCGCTGGCGCAGCTCAGTGCGCATGGGTATGTCCCGCTGGCCAGCCTCGGTCTTTGTTCCTTTGATTTTCCCGCTGCCAGATTCCCTGGCGGCGTGGACGTGGATCTCGTTGGCATCAAAGTCAATGTCTGCCCAGGTGAGGGCGGCTGTCTCTCCGGGCCTCATGCCGGTGTATAGAAGGGTGAGCACCCAGAGCCCTGCCCGGTGCGTCTTGGCCAGATCCAGAATGGCAGCACGCTCCTGGTCGGTGATAGATCTCCGCCGCCCCTCGGTCATGGCGGGAAGCTCCAGGAGCTCCGCCGGATCGTAGGCAATGAGCCTGGACTGCCGTGCTCGCCGGAACAGCTCTTTGAGCAGCAACCGGATCTTCTTGACGTGGGAGGAGCTGCGCCCGGCTTCGGCGTTGAGAATCTTTTGCAGGTGTACGTCCCGGACATCCTGGAGACGCAGGTGCCCAATGGCCGGCTTGACATAGCCCCTGTACTTTTCGTCATACATCCCCAGGGACTTGGGGGTGAGGCCCTTGTGGTCTTTGTAGGTTGCCTTCCATTGTTTATACCAGGCATCCACCGTCATGGCCCCGCCCAGCGTCTCCTCGCCCCGCTTGGCCTGGGCGATCTTTTCGGCCAGTTTAGTCATGGCCTCCAGCTCGGTTTTTCCTCTTGCGTAGTGTTTTTTCCCGTTCCATCTTGCGGTTTTGACTATATAATTATACTCGCTCACAATCTCACACCTCCATGGATGATGCTCTATTGCCTGCGCCCCTGGAGTGTGGTACAATAAAAGGGCGCAAAAATGCCGTGGTTTGGTCATCGTGGTAATTTGCGTATTCGTCGCCGGTGCTGGTAACACCTGCGACACCTTCCGCCCTCAGTGCTGGTAACACTGGGGGCGTTTTTTTATGTGATTTGGCAATCTCACAGGCTATTGAACAGGTTAAGAATTGCCTCCTCATTTTCGGAAAGCTCTACAATGGCTGCCAGGTTTCCATTGAACTCGCACGGAAACACACCAAACCACTCCAGAGTGACACCGCCATCGCTGACAGCCTTCTCCAGAGCCTCGGAGCCATCCTCAAACTGGTAGATTTCAATTTTGCCGAAATCGAAGGTGTATTTCTGCCCGGCTTTTGCTCCAACCAACTCTGCGCCCATGACCGTGGACTCATATTGATACCCCAGCTGATCCAGGCCGTTGCTGAATTGCTCAAATGGGGTTGCTTCTTGTTCAGGCTCTGGAGTGGACTCGGGCGCCTCCGGGCTGGGGGTGGGTTCCGCTTGGATGCTCTCAGTGGGGGATGCAGACGGGGTATTTCCTGTTTCCCCACCGCAGCCAGCAAGAGCAAGCGCTAACATCAATGCGAGGATGAAGGCAAGCGCTTTTTTCATGTTACATCGTCCTTTCTCATTCTGTTGGTATCTCAACATAATCTGTGACACCGCATATCATATAAAGTCCATATAAAGCACATTCTGCATCAATTTAGAGGTATCGCTCAAGTACGGTGGTAAGTTGCCCCTTGTACTCCCGTAAGTCGTAGATGTCCACAAGCTTGTACTTGGATTCATTTTTATTCTCGTCTGGAACGATGAGTGTTTTCTGATTGTCGGTGAGCCGCAACCTACAAATCCACTTTCGTGTATTTCCTTTGTATAGAATGTTGATGTAGGACTCAGTGTCTTTGTATGTGATGTCATGGATGTCGGTCACGTCTGCGAGCAGATTTTTAATGATAAAAAATGCTTCCAGTTCTTCCTCTGTGGTGACAATGCGAGGTTCTTTTTTGGCTGGATTTGACAAATTATCTGGCTGCTCATCAGGTTGCATCTGCTCTGGAGCAACAACATTACCCCCACTTCCGAGAGCGATCTTTATTTTATCGTTCATCATTTCGCTAACGAGGTCATTGAGTGCTTTCTTGAGAATGGGTCTAAATTTCTCCAGAACATTTTGAGTTTTAGCACCAGAGTAGCAGTTCTGCAGGAAGAAACGAATGAAGTCATCAGAGGGGGAATCCAGTTGTTTGGTGAAAAGGGACTTGAACTCGTGGGCGTATTTCAGCTCAGAGGCCGTGCTGGAAATTGCATCTACATCGAACACAGATTTACAGAATTTTTTTAGCTCTGGAACCTGGTTATCACGAATGTCCAGAATATTGATGGTCAAGAACGGGTCCTTATCCATTTTATTTGGATCATCCAAATCTGTATAGAATTTATAGAATATCCCGTTTGTTAAGATTGCGAATTTCGCTGTGGTTGTCCCGAAATAGCGGAAAAGTTGGGAATCGTGGCGGTCTAGGTTTTCGTTGATGGACTTGCACTCAATAAGAATGGCCGGTTTTCCATTATTGATGATTGCATAGTCTACCTTTTCGCCCTTTTTAATACCTACATCTGCGGTGAATTCGGGTACAAACTCCTGTGGGTTGAAAACGTCGTAACCCAGCATTGCGAAGAATGGCATGATAATTGCCGTTTTTGTGGCCTCTTCTGTTTGCAACGAATCCCTCATGCTTTCGACCCTTTTCGAGAACTGCTTCAACCGATCGATGAAATCCATATATCTCTCTCCTTTTATTTTATATCGCCTTGAAAAGCGACAGCCTTACCTAGTATGCGTATATTATTTAACTCTTCCCCTGAAAAGCGTTTGGTTTCGTACATTGGGTTTTCTGAAAAAAGCATAAGAATTCCGTTTTCTTTGTCATAGTATACCCGCTTCAACATAGCCTCGTCTCCAATTAGGACAGCGGCGATCTCTCCGTTGTTTACGATCTCTTGCTTCCGAATGAACACAATATCGCCGTCCTGGATTCTTGCTCCTATCATGCTGTCGCCTTTGGCCCGGAGACAGAAGTCTGCTTTGACGTTCTCCCCAGCCCCCATATAGGCCTCGAAATGGTTCTCAGCAAAGATGGGCTCACCGCAGGCTATGTTGCCTAGTAGGGGAAACTGTTTTACCAATACGGGAGAAAAGTTGTTAGCGATGTAGTCATTTGGAAAATCGTCAGCGAATGGCTGGGAACTCATTTTCTCCATCCAAGCGGATTTGTTTCTATGCTCAGATTTCCCCAGAAGATAGTCCATATCGACATTGAAATAGTCGGCAATAGCTTCTAGCATTTCTATCCCTGGCTCTCTCTCTCCTCGCTCATACATATTTACACTGCTTTTCGAAGTCCCGATCTGATTCGCAAAATCTTGTTGAGATAAGCCTGATTCTCTGCGTAGAAGTTTCAGCCTATCATTAAACCTTGCCATCCACAGTCCACCTCCCTTCATCTTAATCTAATTATACACATTTTGTGCACTCGTTCAATCTAACATTGTGCACAAAACGTGTACGGAATATTTGTGTACGTTTTATTTGTATATCAGCTTGACTGAAGAGTACTATATGTGTACTATTGTTATAACGAGCACAAATAGTGCACAAAGGTGGTGAAGAATATGAATCAGTTTATGACAGTTGGTAAGATTCTCCGTAATCTACGTGGGAATAGAACTCAGGACGAAATTGCTTCAGATTTGGGGATTACCAAGTCTTCTTGGGCAATGTATGAGAGAGATGAGCGAATTCCAAGGGATGAGGTCAAGGTCAAGATTTCCAATTATTTCGGAATGACTGTCCAGGAAATTTTTTTCCCCAATCAGAGCACAATAAGTGCTCAACAAGACAAAAATGGCAGGGTCACTGTATGAAGGGAGTGATTTATATGGCGACACAAACGCCTATGTGGCGGGACGTCTCCGCCAAGAAGAAAGATATGTTCGCACGCCACGGCGTGGCCATGCTGAATCTCAAGCAGGTGGCGCAGGAGTTTGGATGTAAAGACGAGCGCACCGCAAAAAAAGAGTTGGAGGCCCTGGCCGTCCCTGGGATCTCCGTTGGCCGTCGAGTGCTTTATGAGGTTGATGTGTTGGCAAAAGCCCTGGTGGCCAGACGTGGCATGAACTGAGCTGAACAACCAGAATTTGAAAGGAGTGTAACTATGAATGACCTGATGATTTTCCAGAGCCCGGAGTTCGGGCAGATTCGTACCGTGGAGGTGGACGGTGAGCCGTGGCTGGTGGGCAAGGACGTGGCCCAGGCACTGGGGTACAGCAATCCCAGAAAGGCGCTGGCCGACCATGTGGATGAAGAGGACAGGCGGCAGGATGATGGGGTAACGATTCGTGACCCCATGGGCAGGGAACAGCACCCGACCATCATCAATGAATCCGGACTGTACTACCTGGTGTTGTCCAGCAAGCTGCCCGGGGCCAAGAAGTTCCGCCGGTGGGTGACCAGTGAGGTGTTGCCCTCTATCCGAAAGACTGGCGGTTATGCGATTCCGCAGGATTACCCGTCCGCCCTACGAGCCCTGGCCGCAGCCGAGGAGCAGCGGCTGGCCCTGGCCGCCGAGAACGAGCGGCAGAAGCAGCAGCTGGCCGACTTTGAGCCCATCCGGCAGTATGTGGACACCATCCTGGAGAGCAAGGGCGCCCTGGCGATCACGCAGATTGCCGCAGACTATGACATCAGCGCCCGGAGGCTCAACCAGATCCTCCATGATGAGGGCGTCCAGCGCAATGTCAACGGCCAGTGGATCTTGTACCGCAAGCACATGGGGAAGGGGCTCACCAGTTCAAAGACCATCCACTTCATCCATGCCGATGGCCGTCCCGATACCAAGATGCAGACCCAGTGGACACAGAAGGGACGGCTGCTCATCCATGAGATTCTGACCCGCCGTGGCATCCTGGCTGTGATGGACAAAGGAGTTGCAGCACCCGGGGCGTGAAAGGAGGAGGGCTCTGATGCTGCCAGTTAGGTTAATTCCAATAAATAATATTCCGGACAATCCTGTGATCTGCAATATGCAGCGCACTGGCTACCCGGATGGGAGGGAACCCGCTCTCCCTCACTGCCCGATCTGTGGCGGAGTATGCGAAACGGTGTATACCGTGAGCGGGTTTGGAGTTATTGGCTGTGACATCTGTGTGCAATCGGTGGATGCCGATGAATGCGCCGATTGCTTCCAGTGAAAGAGGTGATTCGATGATAACCAAAGTAAAGACTGCCAACCATGAGGAGTGGCTTGCCTTGCGTGGCCAGTACATTGGCGGGAGTGATGCGGCGGCGGTGGTTGGCCTGAATTCCTTTGTGTCCCCGTACTCCCTGTGGGCGGAAAAGACGGGGCGTGTGCCCGGATTTGCTGGGAATCTGGCCACGGAGGTGGGCACCTGGCTGGAGGAGTTCATTGCCCAGAAGTTCGCCCGGGAGACGGGGAAGAAGGTGCGCAAGTGCAACCTCAGTTTTCTCAACAGCAAGTACCCCTTTGCCATTGCAAACATTGACCGGGAGATTGTTGGAGAGGATGCGGGACTGGAGATCAAGTCCACGGACTCCATCAACCTGAAGAAGTTCAAGGGCGGGGAATATCCGGCAAACTACTATGTCCAGTGCGTCCACTACATGGCGGTGACTGGAAAGAAGCGGTGGTATCTGGCCGTACTAATTGGAAACCGTGAATTCAAGTGGTTCACCATCGAGCGGGACCAGGCCGAGATTGACGCTCTGATGGGCGCAGAGGCCGATTTTATGGAGCATGTGAAGAACAACACTCCACCGCCTCTGGATGGCTCACAGGCCACTTCTGAGGCCATCCTGGCCATGCACCCTGAGAGCGATGGGCCGGACTGTGACATCACTGTCTGCGCTCCTGACCTGCGCCGATATGTGGAACTCAAGCGGCAGATCAAGGAGCTGGAGGCAGAGGCGGCGCAGTGCTGCAACGTGGTCAAGGACTTCATGGGGGACTCCGGCGGTGGTGATTGCGACGGGTTCTGTGTTTCCTGGAGGACATCATCCCGGCGCACCTTTGATGCAAAGCGATTTGCAGCGGACAACCCCGATGTGGACTTGTCCGGCTACTACAACGAGACAACCACCCGGACCTTCCGGGTGACGCAAAGAAGTTAAGGAGGCTGTAAAAATGGCAGGCATGATTCAGAAGAAAGTGGAGAGCGTGGCCGAGAAAGGCAAGGCGCCCACCATGCAGTCCCACATCAAGCGGATGGAGGGGGAGATCAAAAACGCCCTTCCCGCCGTGATTACCCCTGAGAGATTTACCAGGATTGTGCTCTCAGCAATCTCCGCAAACCCCGACCTGGGCAAGTGCACACCGCAGAGTTTCCTTGGCGCCATGATGACCAGCGCCCAGCTTGGCCTGGAAGTCAATACACCACTGGGACAGGCCTATGTGCTGCCCTACAAGAATAAGGGCGTCCTGGAGGCCCAGTTCCAGCTTGGCTACAAGGGTCTCATTGATCTGGCATACCGCTCCGGCGAGGTGGAGGTCATCCAGGCCCATGTGGTTTATGAGAACGACGAGTTCGAGTGCGAGTATGGCCTGGAGCCCAAGCTGACCCACAAGCCGGCAGACCACGGCAGAGGTGATCCTGTCAAGGTATACGCCGTGTTCAAGACCAAGAGCGGCGGGTACGGCTTTGAGGTCATGAGCATGGAGGATGTGCGCCGCCATGCGGAGAAGCGCAGCAAGTCCTATTCCAGCGCCTACTCTCCGTGGAAAACCGACTTCGAGGAGATGGCCAAGAAAACCGTGCTCAAGCGGGTGCTGAAGTACGCCCCCCTCAAGTCTGATTTCGTCCGGGCGGCTGCTCAAGATGAGGTCATCAAAACGGATATGGCCCCGGATATGTACGATGTCCCGGCAGAGACCACCATCGAGGCGGAGTTCACGGAGGTTGTGGTTGACCAGGAGACTGGTGAAGTTGTGGAAGGAGCTGTGACACAGTGCTGAACCACATCACCATCATGGGACGCCTCACCCGTGACCCAGAATTGAGGTACACCCAGAGCGGCACCGCTGTGGCCGGGTTCTCCCTGGCCGTGGAGCGGGATTTCAAGGGAGACACCGGAGACAGGGAGACGGATTTCATCGACTGCGTGGCATGGCGCAGCACCGCTGAGTTTGTCTCCAGGTACCTCTCCAAGGGCCGCATGGCCATAGTGGATGGCCGTCTCCAGATGCGGGACTGGACAGATCGGGACGGCAACAAACGCCGCTCAGCTGAGGTGGTGGCAGATCACGTCTACTTCGGGGACTCCAAGCGGGAAGCCGGGACCTCACAGGGACAAATCACGGCATACCAGCCCATCGGAGAGGTAGATGCCTTTGAGGAGTTGAAAGACGATGACGGTGAACTTCCGTTCTAAAGTGAAATACGGCAATCGCAAGATCACCAGGGATGGGATGACCTTTGACTCTATCAAGGAGTACCGCCGATGGTGTGAGCTGTCACTTCTGGAGCGGGCCGGTGAGATCACGGGCTTGGAGAGACAGGTCAAATATGTGATTGTCCCGGCCCAATACGCTCCGGACACTGTGACAGCCCGTGGCAAGATCAAGCGGGGCAAGCTGCTGGAGCGGGAGTGTTCCTATGTGGCAGATTTCCGCTACCAGATGGACGGGGAGACCGTCGTTGAGGATGTGAAAGGCTGCAAGAAAGGGGCGGGCTACGAACTTTTCAAAATCAAAAGGAAACTGATGCTGTATCGATACGGGATCAGGGTCAAGGAGGTGTGAAAATGCCGAAACCTGGGGTAATGCTGTACTTCGATGTTCGGACTTGCCTGAAACGACTGACAACGGAGCAAAAGGGACAGCTATTCGAGGCGATCCTGGACTATGGGGAGCACAGGGTTGAGCCGGAGCTTGGAGACGACATTGGCTTGACCATTGCATGGGACTTCATTCGCCATATGGTAGACCGGGATGATAATCGCTATTCCGATATATCCAAGAAACGGTCTGAGGCTGCCACCAAGAGGTGGGAAAAGGAACATGCAAATGCACGCAGAAATATGCAAGCTGATGCAGACAGTGCAAATGCATACAGCACAATGCAAATGGATGCAAATGTACAAAATCCTGTGGCCTTCCGTGGATGTGAACAAAAACCTAGCAATGAATACCCGGAAAATTTACATGAAGCTATGCAAATGCATAACACCGGATGCAAACCGATGCAAACGATGCCAACTACAACTACAACGACATCTACACCTACACCTACAACTCCATCTACAGCTACAACCACAACAGCAACAACAACCCCTCCCTTGACCCAGGCGCCGAAAAACCCAGCGTCGCAGATGGACTTTGAAATAATGCGGCGGCAGAAAATTGAGATGCTCACACAGCAGAGGAGATGAAGCGCATGAGTAAATCGACCCAGGCCCAGCGGGTGCTGGAGTATATAGAGCAGTTCGGGAGCATCACTCAGATTGATGCCATTCAAGACCTTGGTGTGATGCGCTTGGCTGCCAGGATTGCAGATCTAAGACAACTGGGGTACTCCATATGCAGCACCACGGAAACCGTCAAAAACCGATACGGTGATACCTGCTACGTGAAACGGTATTTCCTGCATTTCGAGGAGGGAGAGGCAGTTGAAGGTTAAGACCAAGAAGCGTATATGCGGGTTGGTTTTCGGGCTGTGCTTCCTCAGCGCCTATGGTGTTTGTGGAAGTTTAGAATGCCAAACGATTGGGAATTTGTGCGGAGATGTTCTCTTGTTGACATTCCTTGTAGTTGGCACGTTCGCTGGCTATAAGGGTGGGTATATATGGTTTTGAGAAAATCACAGAAGGGAATCGAGATACAGGTATGAACAAGTACATTTACCACGGCGGAAAATCCGCTGAAGAAGGTCTTGCCACTGTATCGGTGGCAAAGACGCCCGGCACAGATCGTTACGACGTGCAATTTGAATTTTACAGTATATCGGCCGGCATGAATGCTCTGGAGGCAATCGTTCGGTGTTATGCGGAATATATGGGTGTGCCTCCATGTCATATCGCCAGTGTGCTTGGTGTTGTCACAAGTTCGGTACAAGGAACCGAGGTCAGGAAGGAGATAACGTGATGTTTCGATATAAGCCCAGCATTCCTGTGCCCTACAAGCGTCAGGGATATATATACTTCAGGTCCCTGCAATACCCCAATATGTCAGAGAAGGATAGACAGCGCATCCGGGCGCTGTGCGAGCGCTCAGCGGGACATCTGAGTAAGGCCATGCTGGAGTATGTCACCACCGGGAACAGCGTCAAGGCTGTGTGTCACAGACACTTTATTGCATCGCCCACCAGCATCTACCGGGCGTTAAAGCGGTACTATGAACTCTTCCCGACGGATCTATAAGATGGGAGGCAGGAGAGATGTTTGGAATCCAATTTTACCCCACCCCGAAGCCCGTGGTGGAAATGATGATGGACAAGGTGGAATGGTCCGGTGTCCGCTTTGTGCTGGAGCCGTCCGCAGGGAAAGGAGACATTGTGGACGGAGTGGCCAAGCGGCTGAAAGGCAAGGTACACCAGATCGAGTGCGTGGAAATCGACCCGGATTTGCGGGAGGTGCTGCGGGGCCGTGGCTGCTGCGTGGTAGGAGACGACTTCCTCCGATGGAGTAGCTACACCCGGTACGACCTAGTGGTGATGAACCCGCCATTCAAGGACGGGGACAAGCACCTTGCCCACGCCCTGGACCTGATGCGGCACGGTGGGCAAATCGTGTGCCTCCTCAATGCGGCCACTTTACAGCGCACTGAGAGCGCATTTCGGGCCGACCTGTACAGGAGGCTCAAAGAGTACGGGGCGACCATTGAGACGCTGCATGGGGCCTTTTCTGGGGCAGAGAGGCGCACCGACGTGGATGTGTCGTTGGTGTATGTCAACATCCCTCGGGAAAGCGAGGATGATTCCTTGCTAGAGGATTTGACCGAAGCGGAGGTGATGGACGGCACAGGCGGAGATGTCAACGACCTGGTGGACGCTGATTTTTTCCGGGGCCTGGTGCAGCGGTACAACTACGAGGCCCGGGCGGGGCTGGAGATCATCGACCATTATGAGCGACTGAAAAAGTACATCCCCTGTCAGGACGGGACAGGGGAAACCCAGATCATCAATCTATCGGTTGCCACCAAGGAGTTCAAGTACGTCGCCGACGGTGTGATGTCCAAAGAAAACGCATACCTGCGGGAGCTGCGGCACAAATACTGGGAAGCCTTGTTCGCTTCCCGTGAAATGCAGGGCATGATGACCCGTGATGTTCGGGAGAAGTACATGGCAAAGCTGGAGCAGTTCCGGTCCTATGATTTCACCTTGGCAAACATCTTCCAGATCAAGATTGACCTGTCAAAGGCCCTTGTTCAGAACGTGGAGGATGCCATTCTTGCCATGTTTGACAAGCTGACATATCAGCACTCCATGAGCAAAAACACAAACGTGCACTACTACGACGGATGGAAAACCAATGACTGCTGCAAGGTAAAGGCAAAAGTGATCGTTCCATTCTACGGACTATACGACAACCGCTGGGGAGGCTCATGGAGTGAGTACAAGGCCAGGGACTATTTGATGGAGCTGGAAAAGGTGCTCACTTATCTGGACAACGGGAGGACGGACGGTATGACGTGTGACAAGGTGATCATGGAAACCTTTCACGCCTTTCGGTACAGCGGCGAAAAAATCCGCTGCAAGTATTTTGACCTGGAGTTCAAGAAGAAAGGCACTGTGCACATCTTCTTCACGAATGATGAGGTGTTGAAGAAATTCAACATCTTCGGGGGACGAAAAAAGAACTGGCTGCCGCTGCATTGCCAAGAGGGATGCTGTGCGGACTGTCTTTGAAGCTGCCGGTAAAATCCTTTGGGGCTATGAGGTTCCGCCCAAGGATGACCAGCAGCTGATAGCCGAGGACATCTGGCAGGTGATCCGGCACCAGCTGTTTTTGGACTCCGGGAGCACCGACACATGGAGGGTGGATGCACGGGAGGCTATCCAGTGGGGGCCTGAGCCCTTGCCAATGATTAAGCGGATTGAGGAGTAGTTATGGACATCAAAATTTATCAGATCAACAGAACCCGGGATGTCGACCGAATCAAGTTCCTGGGGATGGACAGCCTTCCGGCTTTCCAGGGTAATCGGGACATCAACAGCAGGATCTACGACATGGTGTATCAGGGAAGCGTGGAAGCGGGAGATTTGGAAAATGTCTACCGCATGTTCAACAAAGATCGCCCGCAGGATTTCAAAGGACACTCCCTTTCCGTATCGGACGTAGTGGAGGTCGTGGATGGACAGGGAGAGGTTCCAGGATTCTATTTCTGCGACTGCATCGGTTTTCGGCGTGTGGAGTTCCATCCTGAGTTGGCCTCAAATCCAGGCGCACCAGAACGGTGTAGGCCATGGGCGGCATGGCTTGAGAGGAGGATGCGTCATGTCGTATGACGGCACCATGACCATCAAAGAGCTATCACAGCTGTACCACCTCAACCGTGAAATCGAAATGGATCGGATGAGGCTCAGAAACCTTGAAGCCAGAGCGCAGCCTGGGGCGCAGGTCATCACCGGTATGCCTCACACTCCCGGCACCAAGGACAAGGTGGGCGAGTGTGCGGCGGAAATTGCGGATCTTCGGGGGATCATTGAAGCCAAACACAAGCAGTGCCTCTATGAGCGGGCCAGACTGGAGCGGTACATAGCCGGTATTGATGACAGCCTTACCCGTCAGATGTTTAAGCTGAGATTCGTCAACGGCCTGACCTGGAGGCAGGTGGCCGCCTGCATCGGTGGTGGGAATACCGATGACGGATGCCGAAAAGCGGTGCAGCGCTATCTGAGAAAGAATTAAAGTTGTCCGTTTTGTCCGGTGTGAATGTGCTACACTGATATAGTAGGTGTATGCCAAATTGGTACATCTCCTTGGTAGAGTGGCGAACCGGAGGCCAGGCTGAATGAGAAAAGCCACGGCCTCCGGTTCGCTATTTTCATATCTCAGGTTGAAAAAGCGAGGGGGGCTGGATGGCTTCGAGGTTGACGGATCGGAGAAAGAAAAAAATCATTGCGGACTACGTCCAGACCGAAAATTACACCGCCACTGCGAAAATGAATGGCGTTTCTCCCAACACGGTGAAGAAGTTAGTGCAGGGAAATGCAGAAACTGCGGCTATGCTCACCCAAAAAAGGGATGAAAACACCAAGGACATTCTGGACTACATGGATGGGAAAAGAGATGTGGTGTGCCAGATTATTGATAAGGGCCTCACAGCCCTGAATGACCAGGAGCGATTGAATGAGGCGAGCCCCTCGCAGATCACCACGGCAATGGGTACGCTGATTGACAAGTTTACCCTGGCAGAGCAACGAAAGGCACAGACGGCTTCCGGTCCCTTTGAGATACCCGCCAGACTTGTGACATCTTCCTTTGTCGATGTCCACCGGGACATTTTGGAGCGTGGGCATACCGAGTATGTCCTGGACGGTGGGCGAGGGTCTACAAAGTCCTCCTTCATATCCCTAGAGATTCCGTCGCTGGTGGTTAACAACCCGCAGCTCCATGCAGTCTGCTGCCGTAAGGTGGGTAACACCATGAGGGACAGCGTGCACGCTCAAATCCTATGGGCTATTGATGCTCTGGGGCTTGGGGCTGACTTTGAATCCAAGGTTTCACCTCTGGAGATCACATACAAGCCGACAGGCCAGAAAATCTATTTCCGTGGTGCGGACGACCCCATCAAGATCAAATCAATCCGGCCGAAATTTGGGTATATCGGAATCCTGTGGTTTGAGGAGCTGGATCAGTTCAGCGGTGATGCTGAGTGCAGAAATATTCAGCAGTCTGTCATCCGTGGCGGAGACGATGCCTATATCTTCAAGTCATTCAACCCGCCCAAGTCGAAAAGCAACTGGGCCAACAAGTACCTTGTGCAGCCGAAGGAAAACCGGCTGGTGACCCATTCTACGTATCTCAGTGTTCCGCCCGGTTGGCTTGGAAAGGCGTTTCTGGATGAAGCGGAATACCTGAGGAAGATCAACCCAGCGGCCTATGAGCATGAGTATCTGGGGGTGCCAAACGGAGATGGTGGCATGGTCTTTGAGAACGTGGTCCTTGAGGAAATCTCTGACGAACAGATCAAGGCCTTTGATAGAGTCCTCAATGGATTGGACTGGGGCTATTATCCCGACCCCTGGGCATTCAATCGAATGCACTTCGATGCGGCCAGGCGGGTACTGTATATCTTCGATGAGCTGCGGGCCAAGAAGAAGGGAAACCGGGAGACGGCTGATCTGTTGCTGTCCCATGGAATCACCTACGATGACCGTATCACGGCGGACAGCGCAGAGCCCAAGAGCGTGGGGGACTATCGCTCCTATGGGTTTGACTGCCGGGGGGCAGAGAAGGGCCCAGGCAGCGTAGAGTACTCCATGAAGTGGTTCCAGTCGCTGGTCAAAATTGTGATAGACCCCAAGAGGTGCCCGCATACGGCGGAGGAGTTTACCTCCTATGAGTATGAGCGGAGCAAGGATGGGGAGATCATCAGCGGGTACCCAGACCGGGACAACCATCACATTGACGCCTGCCGATATGCAACTGAGCAAATTTGGAGGAGAAGAGGGCAATGAGAAAACTGAAAGAGTGGTTTCTGCTCACATTCCTGCCTGGGTGGGCCAAGGAGACAGTGCTCAGGGACAATAGAGCGCTCCAGCAGAAGCTGGACGCCCAACGGGCTGAGCTGGATCGCCTGAGGGCCTATGTGGACGGTCTGGAATTTGCCATCCGCCGCCGTGTGGTAGTCAAAAACGAGGTGGGCAAATGAGCGTGTTCAGCACAATTACCAGCAAGAGATACGGGTATGAAAACGCCTTTGGCGCATCTGATTGCACATCCAGCCAGATGCAGGACGCCATAAGCGAGTGGTTTGACCTGTTTTATCGACGGGACAGATCAAAGCAGGAAGATCCTTGCCAAATGATTCCCTATGCTGTGGTGAACAAGATCACAAAAACAGCTTTTGCTGAATACTCGGCAAAGGGGAAGAATGACTTTGCATCCAGTGTGCTCCACGGGTTAGATAATATTGCTGTTCGGGCCATGCATGATGCCTTGATTGGCGGACTGGCGTACATCAAACCGTTCCCTATGGGTAACAGGTTTGTCTATTCCAGCATTTCCAGAAACAATCTCCTGGTGTTCGGGAAGGATGTGGAGGGGAACCCAACAGACATCGGCTGTGCGGAGCGGACCATTGTGGGGAATGTCTACTACACCCTGCTGGAACGGCGCACGGTGGGCACGGATGGGCTTCTGACCATCCGAAATAAACTGTATCAATCTTCCAGTGATGATGTGTTGGGCAGACCGGCTCCGCTGACCAGCGTACCACGATATGCCGCACTGCCTGTGTCGTATACGTACCCCCAGCCCATCGGACTCGGGATGATCCCGTTGCGGTGCCCGGTTCCCAACTGCGTGGATGGGAGCACGGACCCTGTCAGTGTGTATGCAGCGGCGGTGGGGCTGATCCACAATATCAACCGGAATGAGGCAGAACTGTCCGGGGAGTTTGAACGAGGAAAGAGCCGCCTGGTGGTTTCTTCGGATATGTTGAAACGCCGGGATGGAAGCAAGGAACTTGTACTTGCTGATGATGTGTTTGTCGGGCTGGATGATAACCCGGAGGATGTTGGAATCACCATCTTTTCTCCGGCCCTGCGAGAGCAGTCCTTCCTGGCCAGAAAGACCGAGTATCTCCGCAATGTGGAGGGGATCATTGGCCTTAAGAGAGGTCTGCTGAGCGAGGTAGAGAGCGCCGAGCGCACGGCCACAGAGGTGACTTCCAGCGCCGGAGATTACAACCTGACTATCATCGACTTCCAGCGGATGTGGGAAAATGCAGTTAGAGAGGCGCTTGTGCTGTGCGGTGCTCTGGGCCGAATGTACCGCATCCAGGGGGCTGTTGACCTGAAAGGGGATGCTGCCATCATCGACTGGGGAAATGGGGTGCTCTATGACGAGAGCAAGACATGGACGGATTACAAGGCTATGGTGGCCGCTGGGCTGCTCCGCCCAGAGATTGCGGTAGGATGGTATTTCAATATGCCCACGAATACAGCCAAGGATCTGGAAGCAGTACGGGAGCGGTATATGCCGGCGCTGGAGGCTATGATGGATGTGTGAGGTGGTGTAGGTCATGGCTCTGACCCCAGAGCAGATTGCTGGATTTCGGGCGGCGTCTGAGGAGATCGCCCAGCCGGTCATCGACTGGCTGCTGCGTGACATCACAGAGCGGGTGGCCGGGGCCGGTAAGATGACCAGCACCGCCGCCTATGAGATTTACAGGGCGGAGGCCCTGGGCGCCGCCAAGAAGGACCTGGAGGACTTCCTGGCCAAGCAGCTTGGGCTGTCCAACAGTGAGGTGGAGAACCTCTTCCAGGAGGCCGCACAGATGGCGCAGGAGGACGATTTCGCCAGGGTTGGGGCTGCGATATCGGATGCGGGAAGGGCCACCCTGGAGCGCCTGACAAGGGCCGCTGTGGGGCTGGTTGGGGAGGAGCTGCGCAATATCACCCAGACCGCCGGGATGGTGTCCCCCATCACTGGCAAGGCGGAGCCGCTCCAGAAGGTGTACCAGGAGTGCATGGACGAGGCGGTGAAGCTGGTGGCCACCGGAGCCACCAGCTATCAAGAGGCAGCCAGACAGGCCACCCGCAAGCTGGCCAGCCGGGGAATTGTGTCCATCGACTACGCCAGCGGGGTGACCACCGAACTGGGAGCGGCTGTCCGGCGAAACCTGATGGGTGGCATGGGCCTGCTGGTGGAGCAGGTGACCCAGCAAGACCACGACGACCTGGGGTGTGATGGGTGGGAAATCAGTGCCCACGCCAATAGCGCACCAGACCACGAACCAATTCAGGGACGTCAGTACAGCGATGCGGAATACGAGGCTCTGAATGCCAGCCTTGCCCGTCGCATTGGTACATTGAACTGTGGTCATGTGGCCATACCGATCATCCTTGGAGTCAGTCTTCCCCAGTATACCGATGAGGAACTGGCCAGCTTCCGAGATGAGAACGCCCGGGGCGTAACCTGGGAAGGGCGGCACATGACCGGCTACGAGGCCACCCAATACCAAAATCGCATCGAGCGGAACATCAGGCTCCAGAAACGTCGAGTGCTGATGGATGAGGCGGCTGGAGACGAGGAGCAGCTGATCACCGACAGCATCAAACTCACACGGCTGAACCAGGAGTACGCCAGATACAACAAGGCCATGGGCTTCAAGAGCCGGGCGCAGCGGCTGGAGACTGTTGGCTGGGGAAGAAGTCAGGCGGCAAGGGCTTCGTACCTTGCAAGAAAGCAGAAAATGGAGTACAATAAGAAAAAACAGGCGGCACTTGATGTAATCCGTTCTGCAGATATGCCTAAAACGCTGAATCGAGGGAACCAGCTCAAACACATCAAGGAGGATGGACGGGACATTGGAAATCGCAGTTTCTTGTATGGAACTCTGGAAGATGCGCAAAAGCTGGTTGACAAGTATAGTGGTACAGGTGAACCGAAGATGGATCGGAATGGGAACTGGACGAATAAAGAGCACATTACTGCCGATCATATCATTGGCGTAGTTGTTGATCCTGATACCGGGGAATCTACACCAACGCACCGATTTTCCATTCATTACGGGAAACGTGGAACACATGTTGTACCAGCAAAGGAGGTAAAAGAATAATGACGCTCAAAGAGGCTCATGGGAAAAATGTTCGCATTACTCTGAACGACGGTTCCGTTTTTGAGGGGCTGGCGTATGACTACACCTCTGCGCTGGACAATGAACCGGACCCGGAGAGTATCACGATTGATCATACGGAACTCTTTGTTGATGAAATCAAGAGTATCGATCTGATCTGATCTGATGCGGAATTCAATCAAATACATTCAAAAGCACGGTGCGCATACGCCGTGCTTTTTCATGCCCACCCTGGCTTCATGAGGCCGAGGCGGGCTCTTTTTATACCCAAATACCCCCGGCCCAGGGGACTACAAAACGGGCGCCGCAAGAGGGGGACTGGCCCCACAAAAAGGACAGCGGTGAAGGAAAGGAAGGTCAATATGTTGGAATGGCTGAAGGAGATTCTGGGTGATAGCTACACCGATGAGATCGACAAGCTGGTGAGCACTGAAATCGGCAAGGGCTTTGTGGCAAAGGCGGACTTTGACGCCAAGAACACAGAGCTCAAGACGGTGAAGGGGCAGCTCGGTGAGGCCAATAAGGCCATCGAGGAGTTCAAAAACATGGACATCGACGGCGTGAGAAAGGCTGCTGATGACTGGAAAGCCAAGGCGGAGAAGGCTGAGCGGGACGCTGCCCAGCGCATTGCCGATATGGAGTTCGATGCGGTCCTCAAGGATGCCATCAATGCAGCAAAGGGCCGGAATGCCAAGGCGATCACTGCCCTGCTGGACGTGTCTGCCCTGAAACAGTCCAAGAACCAGGCGGAGGACATCAAGGCCGCACTGGAAGCCCTCCAGAAGGACAGCGCATATCTGTTCAGCGACGATTCCGCACTTCCTCCCCCGTATGCCCCCGGGGCTGGCAGTCAAAGCATGGGGCGAAATGATACCCTGACAGCCTCTATTCGAGCTGCTGCAGGGCTGAAAACGAAAGGAGAATAAGTAATGCCTAACGCTATTACGCTTGCACAGAAGTTTGTTCCGATTCTGGATGATATTTACAAAGAGGCCTCTTTGACCTCCATTCTGGACGGTGCGTCTGAACTTGTAAAGCAGGGATCTAACGCAAATGAGCTGATCATCCCCAAGATGTCTATGCAGGGGCTCGGAAACTATAACCGCAATAGCGGTTACGTTTCCGGAAACGTGACACTCACCAACGAGACTGTGAAGTGCAACTACGATCGTGGTCGTATGTTCTCTGTGGATTACCTGGATAATCTGGAGAGCGCTGGCGTTGCCTTTGGGAGTCTGTCCGGTGAATTTATCCGCACCAAGGTTGGTCCTGAGTTGGACGCTTTCCGATTTGCTCAGTATGCCAGCGCATCCGGAATTTCCACCACTGCTGGCGCAGTATTGAGGGACGGAGAAAAAGTTGTCGCTGCTCTGCGTGCGGCTGTATCTAAGATGGATGAGGACGAGGTTCCCGTGATGGAGCGCTATCTGTTCATCACCCCGTCCCTGCACGGTCTGGTGCAGGATCTGGACACCACTAAGAGCCGTGAAGTTCTCCAGAACTTTGCGGGTATCATCAAGGTACCTCAGACCCGATTCTATTCCAAAATCGATCTGAACGATGGAACAAGCTCCAGCCAGGAGGATGGCGGATACAAGAAAAACGCAAGCGGCAAGGACATCAACTTCATGATTATCCATAAGCCCGCAGTCATCCAGTTCCAGAAGCATGTCGCCCCCAAGATTGTAACACCTGACGCAAACCAGGAAGCTGATGCGTACAAGTTTGGTTACCGAAATGTCGGTATCGCAGATGTATATGAGAACAAGGTTGCCGGTATCTACCTGCACACCAAGGAATAAGAGGTGACCATATGGCTACGATCGACCGTAGACTTCTGGACCCTGATGGGGTGCCCGAGATTTCCGAAAACTTCAACCGTGTGTTGAATCTGGTAGACTCTGTGACCGGGAAACCTGGCCCTGCTGGTCCTCCTGGAAAAGATGGAGTTGGCATTGCATCCATCACCGGCTCCATCGACGGCGAGAACAACATCACCATTACCATCAATCTGACCGAGGGAGATCCGCAGGTTATCAAGGGAAAATTCACCCCGCCTGCCGGGGCCTGACGATAGGAGACAACTATGGTTGGATATGAGTTTTACGTCGGTTCATATTTCGGGCGAGCAATTCCTCTTGAGACATGGCCCGCCGCAGAACGTGAAGCGTCTGCACTACTTGCCAGGTACAAAAGGGATTACACAGTTACTGCACCCCCAGAGTCTATCAACGCTGAGGATATGGCCATCTGTGCGATGGCGGAAGTCATCTATGACCGTGCTGTAAAACTATCCGCTTCCATATCATCCGCATCCATCGGGAGTGTCTCTGTGAGTTATTCCACGCCTGCGGGCGTGGAATACTCTGAGAAGCAGCACGCCAGGAACGTCTACAACGCAGCCAGGCAGTACCTCGACATATACAGGGGGTGTGGATGATGCTGTTGCTGAAGCCACGAAATCCGGTATCGTATGCGCTGTGCAATCAGACGGTGACTATTTACCACATGGATGGACAGTCATGCACCAGGACAGTGAGGCATGACGCATTTCTGGACCACAAGAAAGTTCAGAGTGTGGATAAGACCGGCAGCCGGGAGGCCAGCAGCTTTCTGCTGGTTCTCCCTGGCTCTACGGTGCCAGTCTCCGTCGGTGATAAGGTTGTCCACGGAGAGGGCCCTGAGTGCCGTAACCGTGAGGACTGGGCTGCTCTGATTCCTGCAAAGGTACCGGGCCTCGTGGTGGTGCAGTATGTGGACGTGAAGCGATGGGCCGGGGAGATCGTGCATACGGAGGCGGGGGGATGAAAGCTACGGTGAAGATGAAGCCCACCGCCCAGATTGTCAAGCGAATCGGGCTTGATCAATCCGGCCAGGTCCAAAAGTTCTGGACCTCAACGGTGCTCCGGCGCATCATCCGATACATGCCCTATCAGTCCGGCATGACGATCAAGGTGACGGTGGCCCAGACCGACATCAACAAGCCGCTGATTGTGACGGACACCCCATATGCAAGGTTTTTGTACCACGGGAAACTGATGGTTGGCGATGTCACGGGCAGCCCGTGGGCCAGAAAAGGGGAGACTAAGCATGTTGTTGATACACCACTGAGCTACTCCAAGGCCAAGAACCCTCAAGCTGGGCCGTACTGGGACAGGAGACTGTCCGCCGCAGAGGGGAATGTCATGGCCAGGGAGCTGCAGAACTACATCGACAGGAGGGGTGGCAGATGACACCGCTGGAGACCATTCGGGCGTGGATTGCCACATACCCGGGCTATGACATTTTGAGCGCCTTTCAGTGTGACTTCACGGACCAAATCCCATCCAACGGTGGCATCTTCCCGTCCGGCCTCCTGGAGGTTAGCCGGAAAGAGGATATCCTGGGGAACGTAGAGGTGGAGAACCGATACAACTTCGGCCTCTACTATGTGTTCCTCAAATCCCCTGGGGACGATGTTGGGGCCACCGTCAATGCCGACTGGATCATGGACTTCCAGGAGTGGGTGCAGGCCCAGGGGATTCTTGGAGCGGCCCCGAAATTTGGCGATGAGACAATGTCTATCAAGGCAGAAAACGGCGTGTTATACGCCGCTGACGAAGAAGGAACTGCCACCTATATGGTGCAGCTCTCCGTGAATTTCAAAAAACGATTTGAGGTGAAATAAGTGGCGAAAATTGCGAGAAAACTGCTTGCCCACTTTATTAACGTGGACAAAACTGGTTCAACCGCTGTATATGAGCGACTGGGCAGCGATTTGGAGGAGTTCTCCCCTGAGCTGTCCGCAGAGGTGGAGTCTACCAAGAACATTCTGGGCGAGACGTCCATCAAGATTTCTTCTTATACCAAGACCGCATCCGTAGAGCCTTACTACGCTGACAGCGGCACTAAGCTGTATGAGCGGCTCCAGAAGATCATCGACAATGATCTTGTGCTGGATGACCTGAAGGCAGACGTGGTGGATGTGAAGCTGTGGGAGGAGGCTTCCCCCGAAAACAGCTATCCTGCTGTGAAGGAGGAGGTCATGATCGAGGTGGTCAGCTACGGTGGAGACACCACGGGCTATCAAATCCCCTTCAACCTCCACTATACCGGTGTTAAGACGGCTGGAACCTTCAACATCTCCACAAAAACCTTCACCCCTGCTGGTGCAGACTAATCAAAACGGGTGGGCAAATGCCCACCCGGTATTTTTTCAGGAGGAATCGCGATGGCTGATATTCTGACTTTTGATACTGGTGTAAAGGAATTCATCATCAATGGTGTTCCCGTGCGCTTTAATCCCGCAGACCCAAATCTGTATAGCCGGTTTTCTGATCTCCAGAGCGAAGTGGTACGCATTGAAGCAGACTTTGCGGAAAAGCGTGCTGGATGCACCGACACGGCCTCTCTGCTGGCTCTGACCAGCCAGTACGACAAGCGGGTCAAATCCATGCTGTCTGAGGTATTCGGCGGCGCCGATATGGACGCTGTATTCGGTGGGGCGAGTGTCATCTCCCCCACCGATGGCGGGAATATGGCAATCAAGAACTTTTTCGATTGCATTACCCCCATCATCCAGGATGGCGTGAAGGAGTATGCAAAACAGGAAGCCGTCCAGGCTCTGTCTGAGATCCAGCAATGAGCTACCGCATCCCACACGCCCTGGAGGTTGGAGGGAGAAGCTGGGACATTCGTACAGAATACCGGACGATTCTGAACATCATCAGCCGCCTGCAGGATGAGAGCAAACACCCTCAAGTGCGTGTTTTTGTGGCACTGTCCCTCTTTTATGTGGACTTTGCTGCTATGCCACAGACCCTGTACGAGGAAGCAGCGGACCAAATGATGTGGTTTATAGCCTGCGGGGAGGAGGACGATGGCAGACCCTCTCCCAAGCTGATCTACTGGGACTATGATGCAAACATGATAGCCTCCGACATCAACAAGGTGGCCGGACGTGAAATCCGTGGGGCGGAACCGCTCCACTGGTGGACATTTATCGGGCTTTACTGTGCGATTGGAGAGGGGCAGCTATCCGCCGTCGTCTCCATCCGGGACAAGCTGGCCCGGGGTAAAAAGCTGGAAAAATGGGAGCAGGAGTTCTTGTCCAGAAACAAGCGAAAGGTCATTCCGAAGAAGAAGAGAACAGCGGAGGAACAGGCGGAGGTAGACCGTATTAACGCACTGATAGACGGGAGGTGAGAGATTGGCAGACGGAAAAGTAACCATTGATACCTCGCTGGATAACGGCGGGTTTGAAAAAGGAGTAAAGAACATTGACAAGAGTTTTTCAGGCCTGAAATCGTCCCTCTCCGGCATTGGAAAGCTGATTGCCGGGGCCTTTGCTGTGGGTCAAGTCATCAGCTTTGGCAAAGCCTGCATCGAGCTTGGAAGCAACGTCGCAGAGGTGCAGAATGTCGTAGATGTAGCTTTTGGTGATATGACGTACAAGGTTGAGGAGTTTGCCGCTTCTGCTATCGAAAACTTTGGTATGTCCACCCTTGCGGCAAAGAAAACAGCATCCAATTACATGGCTATGGCACGTGGCATGGGTGTTGCCATGGACGAGGCCTCCAATATGTCCATCGCCCTGATTGGGTTGTCCGCCGATGTGGCTTCATTCTATAACCTGTCTCAGGAGGATGCAGCCTATAAACTGCAATCCGTGTTTACAGGAGAAACTGAAACGCTCAAGGAGTTGGGCGTGGTCATGACCCAGGTCAATCTCCAGAACTACGCCATGCAGCACGGGATGAACAGCAACATCCAGAGCATGACCCAGGCAGAGCAGGTGGCTTTGCGCTATGCCTATGTCACAGATGCCCTGGCCCTTGCGTCTGGGGACTTTGTCCGAACCCAGGACAGCTGGGCAAACCAGACCCGTATCTTATCCATGCAGTGGCAGGAGTTTATGTCCATCATCGGCCAGGCATTGACCACCATTCTTTTGCCCCTGGTGCGAACCCTCAACAGCATTGTTTCTGCACTGATATCCATGGCAACCGCTTTCGCATCGGTGATTGCCGGAATCTTCGGCGGGGAGGTAAAGCAGGTACAGCAGACCCAGACAGCTGTGTCAGGCGTGTCCAGCGGCATTTCTGAGGCTGTGGACAATCAAAACGCACTGACCGACGCCACGAAAGCCACCAACAAGGAGCAGGCCAAAAGTTTGGCATCCTTTGACCAGATCAACCGCTTGGCAGACGACACGTCATCCAGCAGCGGTGGAGGGGGCGGAGGGTCTGCTGGTGGTGCTGGTGCATCTGGAGGTGGAATCTCGCTGCCTGGAGTAGGCCAGGCCACAACTGATGTGGCTGCTATGACCGGCATGCTGGACAAGGTGACAGCGGCACTGTCTCCATTCCAATCGGCATTCGACACCGCTTTCTCGTCCATCGAGGCCGGTGCGGGCCGCATTGTCGGAGCATTTCAGACCGCCTGGCAGGATGTACAGACACTATCCACACCAATCCTTGCATGGATTCAGGGCGATCTGACCACGTTCTTCCAGACTGCCATCGTCACCATTGGAACGGTTGTTGGCGGTGTGATGGACAGTATGGGAATGGTGTTCCAGACCTCTTGGAGCGCCTTGATCTTCCCTGTGCTTCAGAAGATGACCACCGATATTCTCCCGTTCTGGACGCAGGTATACACGGAATGGTACAAGACACTGGGTGTGCTTTTTCAGGCGGTCAAAGAGATCTTCGACATGATCTGGATGGATGCTGTTGTTCCAGCTATGGAGTTGATTTTTGATGTGTGGAGCGATACATGGGACGCCCAGATTTCTGTGTGGGAGGAGCACGGCCGCCCGCTCTTTGATGCGATCAACGAGGCCATCAAAAAAGTCGGAGAATTCCTTCAAAATGTGTGGAACACCATCGTTTCTCCGGTCCTTGACTATGCTATGGACAAATTCAGCCAGGTTTGGGATGAATCCTTGCATCCTTTGGTGGAGAATGTCCTGGAATTTGCAGCAATTCTGGGAGAGACGGCCCTAGCAGTGCTGAACAACTTCATTCTCCCTGTGGTTGGATGGTTTGTGGACAGTTTTGGTCCCTCCATTGGTGGGGTGTTGGAGAATATCATTGACGGATTCTTCGGACTCGTTCGCTTTGTGTCTGATGCGGTGAACTCCATCGTCACGGTTGCGAAGGGATTTCTCCAGATTATCAAAGGAATCTTTACCGGTGATTTTGGCTCTGTTATGGATGGTTTCAAGAATATCTTCAAGGGTGCATTCAACTTTGTTTTGACCATGGCAGAGAACTTCATCAATTTCTTTGTGCGTGGCATCAACTCCATCATCTCCGGGCTGAACATGCTCAATTTCTCTATTCCGGATTGGGTTCCTGGAATTGGCGGAAAGCGGTTTGGCATCAACATCGGTAAGGTTTCAGAGGTCAGGCTGCCCCGACTTGCCACGGGCTCTGTGGTTCCTCCCAATAAGGAATTTGCAGCAATACTGGGTGATAACAAAACGGAGACGGAGATTGTCTCCCCGCTGTCCACCATGAAGCAGGCCCTTTTGGAGGCTCTTCAAGAGGCCGGAGTTGGCGGGTCCACCGAGGTGGTACTCAAGCTGGATGGGAAGGTTTTGGCCAGAAATCAGGTCAGGCACATCAATGATATGACTAGGGCGAGCGGCGCTCCTGTACTGATTGTGTGAGGTGAACCATGGAAGTATTGGTAATCAACGGCCGCGACTACTCCAAGTATGTGGAGCGGAAGGGGTATTCATGGTCGAGAAATGACCTGGACAGCCCAAACTCTGGCCGAGTAAAAAACGGAACTATGCGCCGCACGAAGGTTGCAGAAAAGAGAAGCTTGAAATATAACCTGGTTTCCATCCCGCAGCCTGAACTTGCACAGCTGGACACGGACATCAGAGAGAATACCTACCAGATGACGTATGAAGATCTGCACGGCGTAAAGACTGGGACTTTTTATTCATCGTCTCTGAGTGCGACGCTTGTGCAGGTATCCGGAGGGAAAAAGATCTGGGAAGGTGCATCATTTACAGCTACGGAGGTGTAGAAATGCAGCAGACGAGTGAACTTTGGAAAACACTCCTGGCCACGCCCGGAACATCAAGAGTATACAAGTTTTCTATCGACGGTGTGGAGATGGGGGAAAATACCGAATCGGATCACAGTGTGACACATTCGCTGTTTGAGAACCCCAGTATCGGTAATGCTCCCAGTGCCTCTTTGCACTATGAGGTGTATGCAGATGCCATTCAGAGAGGGCAGAAGATCCAGCGGTATGTACGCCTAGAACGTGGGAAACAGGTTTCTGAATGGCTCCCCGCCGGGGTGTTTTTCGTGAACACTGCAGATGTTGAGGATGGCCTGTGGACAGTGGATGCTGTGGATTCCATGCGAAAGGCAAACGTCCCCTGGATTCCTGAGCAGAATCTTGAGTTCCCAATGCCAATGGACAAGGTTATGGAGTTGACTGCACAGATCGTTGGCGTTGAGATTGATCCCAGGAGTGAGTTCGAGGCGACCTACTCCCTGGACTATCCTACGGAGGAGTACACCATCCGAAATCTATGGCAGTATGTGGCGGCGGCTCACGGAGGAAACATCATCATCACACAGGAAGGTAAGTTGCGTCTTGTGAAGATGTACGGTGAGCGTGATACCGCCACTGTTGCAGATGGCGACTACACATCCTTGGTGAACAATGGGAAGTGGCCACCTGTGAGCCGTGTCACCCTCATGAGAGATCAGTCCAATGGGGACACCGCCGGAGATGATACTGGCACAGAGATCAAAGGAACGTGCTTCACGGCAACACAGGAGATGGTAACCGACATCCTTGGACGGCTGCAGGGGATTGAGTACCAGGCGTACTCCTGCTCGGCTGCTGGACTTGATCCGGCGGCAGAATTGGGAGATGCCGTGGACTTTGGGGGGCTGCATGGCCTCGTTTGCCGAATTGAGGATGACGGATATGGTTTTCCGAATATCTCCTTCCCTGGGGAACGCCAGATGGATGAGCTGTACCCGGAGGATGGCCCAATCACCTCTGAGATGAAACGGGAAATCGGAAAAGCCAGAGCAGAAATTACAAAAACTGCCGAGGAGATTCGTCTTAAGATTTCGTCAGTTAACAAGAAAGTTGAATCATTGGAGAACACCTCCCTCACCGGATCTGCTACCGAATACTATCTGTCCACCAGCAAAACAGAACTGTCGGGAGGAAGCTGGAGCCAGACCGCCCCGGAGTGGACGGAGGGGAAATACATGTGGAGCCGCACCCGAACCACCCGGGCGGATGGCGGCACGTCATACAGTTCCCCCACCTGCATTGCCGGAGCCACGGGTCCTAAGGGTGAGCAAGGAGAAAAGGGCGAGACGGGAGCCCAAGGATCTCAGGGACCCAAAGGAGAAACTGGCCCCCAAGGTGCGCCGGGAGTCAAGGGCGAGGATGGACGGGGAGTGGCCAGCTCGGCGGTGCACTATCAGCTGCACACCTCGGGCACCACACCTCCCACGGGGACGTGGCAGACCAGTCCCCAGTCCATGACGGAAGCCAAGCCATACCTGTGGACCCGCACCACCCTGACCTACACCAGCGGCCCAGATTCTGTGTTCTATGCCGTATCCCGCAAGGGCGACAAAGGCGAGCAGGGATTAAAGGGAGACCCAGGTGAGCAAGGCATCCCAGGGACAGCGGGCGCCGATGGCAAGACCCCGTATCTCCACATTGCCTACGCCAACAATTCCACGGGAACTAGCGGATTCAGTACCACTAATGCCTCAGGAAAGCTGTATATTGGCCAGTATGTGGACTACACATCCAGCGATTCTACCGACCCCACCAAGTACGCCTGGACGAAAATCAAGGG